TTATATCTTGGCATAATATACTCCTTTTATGTTAATTTAATCCAAATAGCAATATCTGTCCACTATCTATATTTCCTGATGCAAATTTGAATTGTATTTCATCTATTGCTGATGTTGTATTAAAATATCCACTAACAAAGTATCTTTTTGAATAATCGGAACTATAAGATTCTTGTGTTGTAGTTATAAAATGAGTTACAAAAGTTGTGTCTGATGGGTTGAATAAATGTAAAGATCCAACAAAACTTTGATCATTATCATTACCAACACTTAAACCTATTTTTTGAAATGATGTTCCATTTGCTTGATCCATTGATGTAACATAACTTAAACTAGACGCACTTCCTGATTCATTATGTTGTGCTTGAAAAACAGTTGATGTTATTGTTTCATTATAACCACTACCACCTGATGAATTTCCTTGAAAAGAAAAAGCAGTTCCATCAGTAGCTGGGTGCATATTAACAAAATAAAAAATATATTCCTTATAGGTACTATCAATTCCTGATGTGAAACTAATACTTGCTGATGATGAAGCTGTTTGTGTTGCAATATGTGTAAGACTTCCAAGAGAAGATATTGAACCAAAACTTGTAATATCTTTAACACTTCTGTTATTTAATTTTACAATACTCATTAGCTTCCTTTTATTCCATAGAGTTTGATTGTGCCTGAATCTATGTTGCCACTATTAAATTTGAATTGGACAGCATCAACTGCACTTGTTGTATTTCCATATCCAGCTACATAAAAATTATTAGTATAGTTATTAAAAGCGTAATATTGAATTGTAGATATAAAATGTTTTACAAAAGTAGTATTACTTGGGTCAAAAAGATGTAAAGTGCCTGAAAGACTTTGGTCATTGTCGCCACCCACACCATTTCCTAAAGTTTGAAATCCAGTTCCTTGTGCTAAGTCCTCTCCACTATCATATGTTAAATTTGTTGCACTATCTCCTTCATCATGATTAGCTTTAAAAACTGTTGTTGTTTTTGTAACATTATAGTTACTGCCACTATCTGCACTCATATTAAATTGAAAAGTTTTATCATCAGCACTTGGGTGTATATCAAAAAACTTAAATATATATTCTTTATAGGTCGAATCTATTCCAGAAGTAAAACTTATTGTTGATGAACTTGATGCAGTTTGTGTAGATAACAAAGTCATAGCACTACCACTTAAACCACTTGGTTTAGTTGTGATTGCCGATAGGGAGTTATTGTTAGCAAAATTGATTGACATGTCATGCCCCCATCAATGCTTTTATCTCATCATCATCAAGACCTAAGTCTTTTAATTTTTGTTTTCCAGATGCTCTTTTATTAATTTCTGCTGTTTCTTCATCTTTAACAGTTTGTATCATAGCATTAAGATCAGCTTCACTAGGCATAGTTGCACCTTCGACTATAACTTTGAGATATTTATGTTGCATCCTATCTTTATTTGGTATTTTATTTCCCTCATCATCATGAGTTTTCCAGCCATACCAACTTTTTCCAACATTAAATCTAGCTAAAGCTACTTGTAAATAAAAAATATCTTTATCCATTTTATGTATCTCCTAATCTTATAAAAGTAAAATAAGTGTGATTAGAATTTGTATTTCCAAAAAGTTGAAAACCAGAACCACTATCACACTTAAATTGAACTTTATGAGTTGATGTATTTGTAACATCAAATATAAAATTACATTGATTTGAAAATTGATGATAGCCAGATGCTTGGTGCATTGATTGTGCTAACGCTGCTTCATTATAACTACTATTATCTGTTGTTGTCATAATACGCATATTATGACCATGGGTTGCTTGTCCATAAGTCAAACCATTAAATTGTATAAAATAATAACCGGTTTCAGGAAATGTAAATGTGCCTGAACTTACACTCATACCATCTCCAAGTGTGCTAAAACCATCTGTATCAACTCTTTCTATATTTGAAGAAATAGGATCAGCGTCACCAACTTGTGCCGCAGATAATCTAAATTGATCTGCTTGTGTAATACCACCACCTTTAATATAACTATAATCAACTCTTTTAATTGTTCCTGCATCACTTACTAAAAATTCATCTGTATCTGCAGGTGTGGCTCCTAAAGCTGTTAAACCCGATACAATATTATTATTTAAATGTTCACTCTCTACCGCATTATCAGCTATCTTTGCTTCTGTAACAGCGTCTGCTGCAAGTTTCGCAGTAGTTACTGTTGAGTCCGAAGGGGTACCTAAATCTAAAACTGAACCAAGAATAACAACAAAGTCAATTACATCATTTGTAACTAAATTACTTGCGAAGGTCAAAGTAGACGAAGATACGGTGAAGGATGATCCTGGTTTTTGTAGGATACCATTTAATGATACCAAGCAATGATTAGCAGTTTCAGGCACCACATTAGTAGAAGCTACTTGCATAGTGTATGCTGCTTGACCATTGACTACACTTATTGCATCACAAACTTGGAAGTTTCCTATCTGGGGTTCCCGTCCTATATATGCCATACATTACTCCTTTGGATTATCATCTTTAATTTTTTTAATCCTTACTTTCCATGCATCTATATCTTTATAAATCTCATCTAGCTGTTCCCCTATATCTCCATAAGCAGCTTTACGAATAGATCTAACTTTATTATTAGACTCTTCGGTATTACCCGCTGTTTCATATGATGCTAATTGTTCAACAGTTGGTTTATCAATATCATAACTCCATGAAGCAATAAAATCTCCTCTTTCATCTAAAACATTTTGTAAAGATACTTTTGTATCATCCCAAGTTTTAGAATTTGCTTTTAAATATAATTTAACTTTTGTAAAAAGTGTAGCCATAATTTTTCTATATAATTAATTTGTATCCTAATAAATATGTTCTTGCTACTGCACCAGAACCACCTTGGATAATTGGATTATCATCTATTTGTCCACTTCCAAATAATTCAATATAATCAGTAGCAGCTAAAGTTAATATTGAAGAAATTACAATAGTTGCACCACTTCCTTTATTAGCTCTAAAATCAATTCTTGCATCTCCACCAATACTTGTGCCATTTTTGTGTAAAGTTACAAAAGTTAATCCTTGATTTGAAGTATCACCAGAACTGTTTGTTAAAGTTACTGCACCTTGAATAAAATATTTACCACCTTCTCCACTAGGAACTGTAAATTTATTGGATGCAAATGCACTATCAGTATCTAATGCTTCAGCATCTAAAGCAACTTTTGTTTCTGTACCACTTGATATAGATTGATTAGAATTAAGATAAGCATGAAAAGCTGGTGTATTATCACCACCAATATGACTTGCATCTAATCTTTTTAATACACCAGCATCACTAATTAAAAATTCATCTGTACTTGCTGGTGCCTCTGCTAAAGCTGTTTGACCAGTAATAACTGCTGGATCAAGATCGCTTGCAACCACTGCTTTATTAGCCGGCCGGTTTCCAATATAAGCCATCCTATGTAATCTCCATTATGGAAAGTGTTCCTGAAAGTTTATCAGCTACAGAACAATCTATCTTAATTTCATCTGTGGCTTCTAATACAACTTTACCACCCGATAGTAATTCAAGTGAACTACCTGCGGGTATGGAAACATCTTTAACTAAAAATGATGTGCCATTTGCAACATCGTTAGCACCACCTCTGCTACCTGTGTCACTAACCAATTCTACTTCTGCAGTTACTGCTGTAGTATGAATATTAGTAAGTATTAAACCAAGAACAACTGTAGTAGTGCTTCCTGCACAAGTATACATTTTGTATGCTGTCCCTGCAGAATTAGGTTCTGCTGCGAAAGTCACCACTTTGAAAGTATTTGCCATATATCCTCCTAAAAATTATCTTTATATACCTAGCCGAGGGCAATTGCAAGAGCTGTAGGGTCGTCCGTACTAAATCCTGCACTCGATAAATATGTTTTAACATCTGTTAACGCCACTTGTTTCATGGTGCCAGCGTCATTTGTTACAAGTCTATCAGCGTCTACTAAAGTCGTAGAACTAGCTGATGTACCACCATCCATTATATTTAATTCTGTTGCTGTAGAAGTTACACCATCTAAAATATTTAATTCTGCTGCTGTGGCTGTAACTGCTGTACCATTAATAGCTAATTTATCTGTTACAAAGTTAAAAGTAGCATTATCTTCAATTCTAGCTACCTCTGTTCCATCTCTTTGTTGAAATATTAAATCTTTTGCATCAACAATTGGTTTAATAATTACATCACTTGATGAATTAGATATTCTTAAAATTTCTGTCCCACCATCTAAAAAGTTGAAATCTCCACCATCTGCATCAAATTTAATATCGCCTGGTGCATCTAAAGTAACATCAGTTGCTCCATTTAATACAAAATCAAGAACAGTTGTGCCACCATCTTTTAAAGTTATATTAGCTCCGTCTGCATCTAAAATAATATCTGTTGTTGCATCAAGTGTAATAGTAGAACCAGAATCTATCTCTGCAATAACTGGTGTAGTTAAAGTTTTGTTTGTTAAAGTTTGTGTTGCAACAAGAGATACTAACGTTGAGTCAGCGCCATCTGGTAACATCATTTCATTTGTAACACTAGCTGAGTGTGGTTGAGATTTTAATATCTGGCCATGAGAATTAGACTCACAATTAAATTGGATAGCACCTGCATTTGAATTACCTCTAATAGTTACATGACCTGTTCCTTTTGCCTCAATTTCTAAATCAATATTAGAATCACCACCTGTAGCTTGTAATTTAGGGGCACTACCTGTTGCAGCGTTTGTTACATCAAATTGATTAACTGCTGAACTTGTTGTTTGAAATATAATTTGTTCATTACCGTTTTCATCACCAATAAAATGTGCATCATCAATTAAAATATTATGTGAATTAGTATCTAAATTTGCACCTAATTGTGGTGATGTATCTTCAACGACATTTGATATTGCACCAGATGTGGCAAGTCCTGATACTATTGCTGATCTTGCGATTTTTTTAAGACCACCACCTGAAGTATCAACTGCTAAGAATACATCATCATTAGCAACTGTAG